TTGTCTGTTCCAATCAATATCGTGGTGCATACCATAGTGGTAGCCTATATCCATATATTCTGTAAATTGTAATGGTGGTAAATAGGATACTTCTACACCAAAATGTTCATTGGCTTTTTGTATATACCACATCATTTGTTCTGTAAGAGGTTTGTATTTTTCATCTTGTAGCCATCTTATTTGGGTTTTCCTGTGGCTATCTTCTTTACCTTCACCTGTTCTAAAGGTAGATGCCGCTTGAGGCTCGGCTTCCTTTGCCGCCTCAATTATTTCATTCACTACTTCTTCACTCAACGCTTCTTCCCACATTATCCATGCGGGATGTTCCATCATTTCTGACATACGGTACCATTACATCATAGAGTATTTAAGGAGTATCTAACCACCAATAACGCCCGTTATCTGTGAAATCATTCCATTACCGTATGTTATTGTGATTGTTCCATTTCTAGTATCAACCACCCATGCTGTAATAGTGGTGTCTGCCCTACCATCAATGTCCACACTAAAACCACCGCCGCCGCCGCTACCACTAGGACCTGTTGGTCCGGTAGGGCCTGTGGCTCCCTGTGTTCCAGTTGGACCTGTCGCTCCAGTCGCTCCCGGTGGACCTGCTGCACCATCATTTCCGGGTGGACCCGTAGGTCCTGTCGCTCCAGTCGCTCCAGTAGGACCAGTCGGACCTGTTGGACCTGCTGCTGCTCTTGACACACCTTGTTCTTCTTCTAACTCTCCATAGTCGAACCAAGATGGGATAGATGGGAATACACCATCATCATGAAAAGTCGATTTAGTAGAAATAGAAGATAAGTTCTTCATAGCAGTTCTAAAAGTGTCAAGTTCGGCTTTCTCTGATTCGCTTAAAGTATCATAATAGTTCTCACCGTATGCGTTTTGTATTCTTCTCAACCATTCTCTTTGGGTTTCTTTCATTCTTTTCTCTGCTACTTCTTCACTTTCAAAACTTCTGCTCATTTTTATCACTCCTTCATTTCAAAATAAAACACTACTCTTACTCTTCCCACTTGATTTGTACTTGTATATGATGACGGGCTAGTTAATCGTAGATTGAATGTATCACCTGCAACAAAACCAAGATTCGGTGATGCGGTTCTTGTATAGGAACTACCACCGCTTCCGGTTGAAGCCCAAGAATATGTTGTTGCTAAATCCGAACCGTTCTTTGTAATCTTGTGAATGAAAGAAGTAGACCCGGTTTCCGCACCGACATTACCTACGAACCAACGTATCTCCTTAAGTTCGCAATCAAACGGTATTACTGCACCCATTGGATTTGTTGAACCATCGGTGTTGTCTACGTTATTGATACCACTACCAAAAGAAAATCTCCAACCGTTTCTAAGACTTGATGAATAATATTGGTCATTCCATTCTGCTGTAATGAAAAACTTAGCGGGTGTTGCTAATGTTTCCCATCTACTCGAAGCACCGGGTGTATCGCCAAAAGTAGTAGAAACCGCCGCAATATAAGTACCGCCTTCGTGAGTAACAACATCACCTGTTGAGTAATTACCGTCAACCCAAACATCTTCCCATGAAATTGCACCAGTTGGTCCCGTAGGTCCAGTTGGTCCAGTTGCTCCTGTCGGACCAGTAGGTCCAGTTGGTCCTGTTCCACCGTCAGAACCGTCATTTCCCGGTGGACCTGTTGGCCCAGTAGCACCGGGCGGAATCGTAAAAGCGAATACTTTCGATGTGTCCGGTCCACTAGCACTAATGGCTAAAGGACCACTTGCTACGGTGGGTGTACCGAAACCTGCTGCTGCCCCATTAGTTCCATTTGTGCCATCTGTACCATCAGTACCCGGCGGGCCAGTTGCTCCCGGTGGAATAGTAAAGGCAAAGACCTTTGCTGTATTAGGTCCACTACTACTTATAGCAAGAGGACCGGAACTGACTGTTGGAGTACCAAAACCTGCGGCTGCACCATCTGGACCGGGTGAACCCGTAGCACCCGGTGGAATTGTGAATGCGAATACTTTGGCTGTGTTAGGCCCGCTACTAGATATAGCCAAAGGGCCGGATGCAACAGTTGGTGTTCCAAACCCTGCTGCCGTTCCATCATTTCCGTCACTGCCATCACTACCCGGTGGTCCGGTTGCTCCTTGAGGAATTGAAAATGCAAACACCTTAGAAGTATTAGGGCCGCTTGCTGTTACTCCAATGGGTCCTGTACTAGCAGTAGGTGTACCGAAACCTGCCGCCGCCCCATCATTACCATCACTTCCGGGCGGCCCTGTTGGTCCTATTGCTCCCGGCGGGATTGTAAATGCAAAAACTTTCGATGTATTAGGACCACTAGAAGATATGGCAAGAGGACCACTGGCAACCGTTGGAGTGCCAAAACCTGCTGCTGCTCCATCAGTACCATCAGTACCATCTGTACCCGGTGGCCCTGCGGCCCCCTGTGGTATCGAGAATGCAAATACTTTGGACGTATCAGGACCGGACGCTGTTACACCTATTGGTCCTGTTGACGCTGTTGGTGTTCCGAACCCTGCTGCCGGACCAGTAGGACCAGTGGCTCCCTGTGGTATTGAGAAAGAGAAAACTTTGGCTGTATTTGGCCCACTAGACGAGACTCCAATTGGGCCTGTTGAAGCAGTGGGTGTTCCAAAACCTGCTGCTGCTCCATCAGTACCATTATTCCCCGGTGGACCTGTTGCTCCCGGCGGGATTGTAAAAGCAAACACTTTAGCCGTGTTTGGTCCACTAGATGTTATTGCTAAAGGTCCACTAGCAACTGTTGGGGTTCCGAACCCTGCGGCGGGACCAGTTGGTCCAGTTGCACCATCATTACCATCACTGCCGGGTGGGCCAGTAGGTCCTGTCGGTCCTTCGACTCCTTGTGTACCTTGAGGTCCGGTAGGGCCCGTAGGTCCATCGGGTCCCGGTGGTCCGGCTGAACCTGTTCCGCCGGGTGGTCCTGCGGGGCCTGTATCTCCTTTGTCTCCTGTCCTAGCAAAAGTTACCATAACATCTTCACCATTTGAAAATGGTGCAGAAGAGGAAGAGTCTATGGTACTTACTGTTATGTCAAAATAACCCGAATCTTCTGATAGAGAAGTAATAGTATGTAAAGTAAATTGGCTTGGGTCTGTTAAGTTACTAATTTTAACATGACCTTTTATTGTTGATGTAGAATCATCAATAGTACGAAGGAATGATTGAATATCTGTACCATCTAAATCGCTGTCGTCTATATAGATTCTAGTAGCAGATGATTGAGTACCGTTGTTTAATTTTATCTTACCTGCGCCGGGGTCGCTATCTGATGTGTTTGTAGAAAAATCATATTTGAAAGATGCGCCACCAAAATTACCATCTGCACCCGATGGTCCGGTAGGCCCTTGACTTCCTGTAGGTCCTGTACCGCCGGGTGGTCCGGGTGGACCTGTAGGGCCGTTTGGTCCGGTAGGACCTTGGCTTCCTGTAGCACCACTAGGTCCGGTAGGACCAGTCGGTCCCGCAGGTATGCTAAATGCAAATACTTTTGCACTATCCGGCCCACTTGCTGCTACTGCTAAAGGTCCTGTAGTTATGGTAGGTGTTCCAACACCTGCTGATGCACCCGCCGGTCCTGTAGGGCCTGTAGAACCTGTACCACCATCGTTTCCGGGTGGTCCGGTAGGACCGGGTGGACCTGCGGGACCTGTAGGTCCTGTACCGCCGGGTGGAATAGTGAATGCGAATATTTTAGCGGTGTCCGGTCCACTAGAACCAATTGCCAACGGACCACTAGAAACTGTCGGTGTACCAAAACCTGCGGCAGAACCCGTAGGACCTGTATTACCTTGTGTTCCTTGTGGACCCGTAGGGCCTGTAGGTCCTTGTGAGCCTGTTGGACCCGTAGGTCCGAGTGGACCTGCCGGTCCTGTACTGCCTTGTGGACCTGTTGGACCATCCGGTCCTACATTTCCTTGAGGTCCTTGTGGTCCTATTGGTCCGGTTGGGCCTGTATCTCCCTTATCACCTGTTCTTGCGAAAGTAACTGCTACATCTTCGCCATTACTAAAAGGAGATGTTGCGGAAGAATCTACGGCACTTACTGTTATATCGAAATAACCTGTATTTTCTGTTAAAGAAGATATAGTAAATAATACAAACTGTGAAGGGTCTGTAAGATTGCTTACTTTAACGTGTCCTTTTATAGTAGATGTGGAATCGTCAATGGTTCTCATAAAAGATTGTATGTCGCTACCGTCTAAATCGGAATCGTCAATGTAAATACCCGTAGCGGCATTTTGTGTAGCGTTATCAAACCTAACTTTACCTGCGCCGGGGTCTGAATCTGTTGTTGTCGTACTAAAATCATACTTAAATGTAGCACCGCCAAAAGAACCTTGTGGACCTGTTGGACCAGTTGGGCCTGTTCCACCTGTCGGACCAGTTAGACCAATTGTACCTTGTGGACCAGTAGGTCCCGTTGGGCCAGTAGGACCTGCTACTGTTGAATCTGCACCAGTTGGGCCTGTTGGTCCGGTAGGACCAGTTGGGCCTGTGCTTCCTGTCGGTCCGGTTGGACCTATTAAACCTGTCGGTCCGGTTGGCCCATTCGGACCTGTTGGTCCGGTAGGACCAGTAGAACCATTAGTACCTGCTTGTGAAAAGGTAAAAGAGTATTTTGTATTATTAGATAATGTACTTGTTGTAGTCGAAGCAAGGGGTGTTACGCCTAAAGTCCACCATCCTGTATTATCTGTTACTGTGTTTATTCTAAACAGCATATATTCTTGTACGTCTGAACCTGCTGTATTACCTATGTGTAATTGACCTTTTCTAGTTTGACCTGCATTATTAAATGTAGTAATAAAGGTATCTCTGTTGTCTCCGCTTGCATCCAATTCGTCAATATATATTTCTGTAACACTAGCAAATGTTCCGTTGTCTACTCTAAAGAAACCGGATGTTGGGTCTGATTCTGTTGTAGTCGTACTAAACTTCCAAACAATTCCCGGTCTATAACCAGTAGGACCTATTGAACCTGTTGGTCCCGTTGGGCCGGTTGAGCCTGTTGGACCTGCGGGGATAGTAAACGCAAAAACTTTTGCTGTATCAGGCCCACTAGATGTTATGCCTAAAGGACCTGTATTTACACTTGGCGTTCCAAAACCCGCAGCAGCACCAGTAGAACCTGTAGGGCCGGTAGAACCTGTGCTACCTGTAGAGCCTGTTGGACCAGTCGGGCCGGTAGGACCATTTGGACCAATCGGACCTGTTGGACCGATAGGTCCTGTGGGTCCAGTCGGACCCGTAGGCCCTGCGGGACCTGTAGCATTATTTTGATATGCAATCCACGTATCTTGTGTAGCACTATGTCTTAGATATACTTTTTGGTCTTTTGTCAAAGTAAATGTACCGCTAGTACCTGCATTACTAACTCCTTGACCTATAAGAGAAACTCCCGAATCAGTATTAATAGTAATATTACCACTACCTTCATTCATAACTTGTAATTCACTTAATCCTACCGGAAAAGGAACAGAAGAGTATGGGGGTATTGTGTATGTATATGCAGAAGAATTAGTATGAAGTAGTAAACGGGCTTCATCTGCTCTAACGAATGTGTATGTGGCGTTTTTTGTTTCTAGTGGCCTAACGTCTGCGGCCCTACCACCTGCTGTAGAACCATCACCAATAAAAACACCATTAGCGGCTGAACCTGTACCTGTATCTAGGAATATTTGTTCTTTAGTAGGTGTGACACCGGCCCTTTGGGTAGTGGTAGCAGTAAAAAGATTTTTATTACCTGTTAGTGCCATATACTTCCCCTCTTTTATTGTTTAATAATTATATCACTAATGCGCCCATGATAATGATACCACTATCATTATTACTTACAACTAAGTCGCCTATATCAAGTGTTCCACCGCCACCGCTTTCTCCACCTGTGTTAGTAGCCCAAACAGGGCTGCCGCTACTTATAGTAAGTACCGTTCCTTCTGAACCTGCGGCTAAGATTGTCATATCATCGTGTCCCTGCCCCACTAATATTGCATCTTTAGTAATAAACTCTCTTCCTGTACCCCCCTCTACGACAGAAGTTGAAGGTGGTGTGTTTCTACTGCGGTAAATACCATCAGATACTTGAGAAAAGTTCCAATCTCCTTTTACCGTAGGTCTTTTTACCGTGTGTATATCAGCACTTTGTTTTGATTGTGAATAAGGACCGTATAATGTACCATCAGTTTCTATGACTAATTCATTACACGTTAATGTTCTACCATCAGATATAATCCAATCGTGTGTAGATGCCTCAATAACTACTTTGTTATATTTGACGTTAAACTTTTTTGTTGTAGAATTACCGTAGGTTGTATCTCCGTTTACAGGTAAAACTTGATTACTAGAAGTAGCGGTATAGTGTACAGTAGTATTACCCCAATTATATTCTTCATGTGCTATACTAATAGTGCCTTGTAATTTAAATATTTTTGATAAATCGTCTGTATCAATTGTTTTAGGACTTACTTTTACGGTAGAAGGAACTACAAAGTTACCAATATCTACCGAACCGTATGTATTCCATACTGCACCTGTTCTTGTATATATGTGTTCGGGACTAAATGTAGCACTACCGGATGCAGTAGCCAATGTAATTTTAGGGTATTTACCGTCTGTTAAAGTTAATACACCTGCGGCGGGTAATGTAAATGTTATTATACTATCAGAATCCGGCTGTCCATTATCGCCTGTCCAAATACTTGTGTTTGCTTCATATTGTATGTAAAGCCTATTGGTTGTTTCGTTTGCTGCACTATCACCTATTGGGAATGGTGGTGTCCCTGTAAAAATCCACGTAGTCCCTGCGTTATCTTTTATACAATCTGCTACTTGAATTATTAACCCTGCTTCAAAATATAAAGTAGAACCACTACAATTAAAAACCCTAGTACCCGTAAATGTAGAATCTATTGTAACAAGATTTAGATAACGTGTATTAGCACCAAAGTTTATTTCTTGTTGGGCTACTGATGTAAAGAAAAGTGCGTCGTCATTTCCTGTTTGTAGCCAATCAGCCGGAAGGCTACTTGCTAGTGTTAAACCATTTGAAGTAGTAGACCAATTTTCAGCAACCATAGGGTCAGTAGATGCCACACCAACCCACCAATAATTTGTCATACTTTACCCTCTTTAATCTTGATAAAGAGAGCCGGACAATTGCGAGCCGGTTGTTGTTCCCCCGACTCTTGATGCTGTTGTTCCCGATTTAAACGCACTACCACCCTTCTCTTCTATCGCTGCTAAAGCGTCTTGTGCTGATTTCTCAAAAGACGCTAATTGTTTATTGTATCGAATGTCGGATGTTCCTTGTTGTTTTTCGGGGAATACAGCAGGTATAGTATCTATTAATACTCTTAGACAATCTACACAAACTAAAAACTTTACTGCACTTTCTTTTAAGGTATCAGTAGGTGCGCCTGTAGTATCTACACCAAAGTATTCTGCTACTCTTGCTTTTTTGTTTACTTCTGCTGTACGAATAGTAATATATTCTGTGATTGTACCATTGTTTAGACCTCTAGGTCTATTAAGTAAATCTCTAATATTATCCGTTGTGACTGCCATCTCCAAACCTCTCCCTGTAATCTAACGGTACGTCAAGCACTATATTGTTTGATGAAGGTTTGGTTGCTCGGCCTAGTACTACTACAAGTTTAGTAGCAATAATTTTTTGAACCATTTCGCTATTTGGAATCCAATAAGGTTTTTTTGCATTTCTACTTAACAAAGACATAGGGTGATTAGCATATCTTCTACCACCGTTCTTATGCGCCCTTATTAACCATCCCGGTCCGGGCAAATAATTATCTAATCTAAATTGCATATCCTCTATATTACCACTTTCGGGCAAAGGAATACCTGCTTCTTTTAATGCAGATGCAAGTTTAGCCTTAGAAGGTTTCTTTGGCTTCGCCTTGTTTGTTTTTTGTGTCATATTAATCACTTATTCTAAGCAACCGGATAGCACAAAACATATACTGTAACTGCCGGTGCTGTATCATCAGATGATGTAGATGTAAACTTTAAAGTGCCACTAGCACTAATAGTTGCTACGTTATCTGCTAATGCTGTTGCTCTAACAATTCCTGTGTTTACTGCTGTTCCTGTTACAATAGAACCACAAAGAGAAGTATCATCTGCATCAAAGATTTGGATGTTATTTCCATTTTCGCCACCGTCTGCATTCAATTGAATCCAAACATCCGCTACTCTAATTTTTTTATTAACAGTAAGAGTAACTGATTCAGTTGCGCCACCATCAATCTGTATTGCATAGATTAAAGGTAAAGCCCCATCGGTTGCATCTGCTGATACACTAGCATTCTTACCCGAAAGTAAGTTTTGTAATTTACGGTTTTGAGGCATTTATTTTAGCCCCCTTAAGCCCTTACGCCTGTAATCTTACAGATTCGGTTGTTCTTACCTGCTGCTGCACCATCTTGCATTTCGTGAATAACGCTTCCCATATAAGAAGTTAATAGCCAGTCGTAACCTACGCCCGGTAATCTTGTTAATTCAGTCTCTTGGAAGCCCGGTCCATTGTATGAAAAGAACTCGGCTGTTTCTGCGCCCGGAATAAGTAGTAGTCCATCGTTTACTAATGCACTTCCTGCACCGAAATCTCTTGTGTAGTAAATTGTTAGGTTTGCGATTCTACCCAAGTGTTGTTGTAGAGACTCGACTACGTTTCCGTATAGAGTTGTGTTAAGCATAGCACTTCTCTTGTCAGCAGGTAATACTAGAGCCATTGGCTCATTACCGCTAACCTTTGCGTTAGCAAAGATTAAGTCCATAGCGTCTAGCAAGTCTTTTTCCTCGTCTGCTGATGCACTACCGAATGTTGATGTTGCTGCTTGTGATTGTCCATTACCTGCCATCAATTTTGTTAGGATGTGGTTGTCTATTAAGTCTGCACGACCTCTTACAACAGCCATTTGTTGCCTGTCAATGTTCTCAAAGGATTCGCCACGTAGTCTTACTGCATCTAGGAAAGTAACTCTACCCTGTCCTTTCTCAAGTTTAACTGTGTAGTTTGCTGTTCCGATGTTTGTTGGGTCTGTTAGAGCAACGTCATCAATTGGATAAGCGAATGTACCTGTTACTCCGGTGTACCACTTAAACTCTAACCAAGGAACGGTTCTTACACCAACCAAATCAGTCGCTATTGCGATTGTGTTAGACTGTAATTGAATGAAATCTCTTAGAGTCTGTTCTAAAACCGCATCTCCTACTGAAAACGGGCCTGTTGCTGCTTCTACATTTAATATTTCTTCTAGTGTGTTATTTACCATTTTAATTCACCTCAATTTATTTGCTATATCTAACAAGATACAGGAATAAAGTCTCCCGATGCGATTGCACCTTCTCCACCAAAGTAGTACCCTACGAATACTGCTGAATTGGTTGAGTCATCTACTGTGACTGTTCCGTTATCGGAAGCAGTCTGTGAAACATATACGGACATTCCAAACTTAGGTGCTGCTGTTGCCGCACCTGCTTTAAGATAGCAAATACCGTCAAGAGCAACTACTGAAACTGTTCCTGTACCTGCTGCTTCTAATGCTAGGTCTGCATCTCGGCTTGATTCAGCCATTGTGTATGCAATTGGTGTGTCTGTCACACTTGCTGTCATTAGTATTCCACCTGCACCGTACTTAACTAAAAGTCCTTTGCTTGCGAAAGTTTCTGCTATATCTACTACGTTTACCGGGTCGTTTCCACTGTATGCTACCATTTTATCTCATCTCCTTTATTGTGTCGTATGTTGGGGCAACCATTTGTGTACCTTCTCCAACTGCGAGTGTTTTGTTCCATGCACCGGCCCAAGCGTTCCATGCTTTAGCGTATAGTGCTTCATCGTTTTCTACTACTCTACCATTTAGATAGTTAGAAACTTTGTGGGTTGATTCAGAAGCGATTGCTTCTTCGATAGGTTTTTCGACTGATTCAACAGGAGACATTTCTACTTCTGTTGGTGTCGGGTGTGCCTCATTCCATGAAGCAATTAGAGAAGTTAGTGTATCGGATGACAAATCTTCGTGTCCCGACATTCCTAATTCTGATGCCTCATCAACAAGAGTTTGGCGTGTTGCCTCTACTCTTGCTTCTTCTAGTGCCTCAAACTCGCCAACTCTTGAATTGGCTAAAACGAGGGAAGCCTTAAGTGCTTCAATTTCTGCTGCGTAGTCTACTGTATTTTCTTCTTCGGTCATTATCTCACCTGTTTGTTGGTCTGTGTCAGTTTGTGAATGTCCTATAAAGGTTGCTTCTGCTGCCGTTGCTTCTATTTTTCGTATAGAATCTATTGTAGCCCTTTGATATGCGGGTTTATGGACAATAGCAAGGTGGTCAAACTTAAAATCTTCTCCAAACAACATACCATCTTCGGAAGCCTCGACAGGTACGCCGCTACCCCCAATTGACACTCCGTAGTTATCCCTAGACCATAAGCCGGACTCTAAAGCATCGAATAATTCTGTCCTTACAACGTGCGCTACATATCTAACTTCATAACCACCTGCTACGGTTTTATGAAATGATGCGCCTTTAATATATCCAACTACTGCTTCTTCTACGCCGCCATTCATATTTCTTGTAAAGCCGCTACCATGTTCACTTGCTGCCGGATGATTTAATGTTAAGTCTGCACCTTTCATTTGTTCTGCTACTAACTTTGCACCTTCTTCTGTTAAGGCCCATTTGTTTTTATTCATGCCTTCGTGGAATGCTACGCCTCTTATTTCTATAACAGTTTCTCCGGTAGATGCTTCTACTATTGCTTCTACCTCATCGAAATCTAAATCTAGTGTAACAGAAACTTTTCTGCATTCACCATCTATCATTTCTTCTCCTACCCCACATTCAGATGCGTACCCTTTCTTTTTCTTATCATCGTAATCTGCTTCTGTCTTAAACTCATGTCCTTCGTGTGCAGCCATACATTCTTCTTTAGAATATCCTGCCTCTTGACACCTAGACATATATTCTCCGTGTGTTTCAGAATCTTTTGGTGTGGGTTCTGCCGCTTGTTTTAAAGCCTTTTCCATTGAAGGTTCGGGGTCCTCTACATAGGCAACACTCATACAGTCTCCGTGATTAGCACATTTTTCTTGTGTCATACAAGAAGAACAAACATCATATGCTGCTTCTGCCTTTTTCTTAATAGGAATACAGTTAGGTACTTTTCTACCATTTTTCATTTTCATACCGTATTGTTCATATCCCGCAGTACAAGGGTCATCAGCATCTTTAGCCTCAACCTCTTCATCATTACATCCACATCCACATGGTGTTCCATCTTCTGCTTCTACTTTTGTTCCGCCTCGCCATTGTCTACAAGACCAATACCTAGCCTTCCATTTTGGGCCGGGTGTTTTACAGTTATGTCTAGCACGAAATGATTTTCTTCTAGCGGGGTCATCTCTTTTGATTTCCATGTTAGGGTCGCCAAATCGTACAATAACTACTGTGCCGCTACCATTTTTAGTATATACCGCAAACTTTTTAGGTCCACCCTTTGTTCTAAAGGGTTTATTGAGACTTACAGTACGGCCTTGATACTCGGCTGCTGAAACATCTTCTTCATCCCATTCTTCGTATGCTACTACTTCGCCACTACAACCGCATCCACACGACATGGTTTTTCAATTTAGGGTTTGTCTTATTAATCTATTCTAGTATGCCGGATTGTTTTAGGCTTTCTATCAAATCTTTATAGATTGAGTAATCAGATAAAGTACATATTGGTTCTATATGTGTATCACCTATAGTATAATTAACGTATGATTTAGGGCTTACATATACCTTAAAGTCCTCACTAACATAAGTGTAGTTATCTTCTACTCTTACAATAATATAGAATGGTTCTTTTTCCACTATTTCTCCGGTAATACTACTACAAGAAATCATATTGGGGTCATAAAAAGGGCTTTTTTCAAACGCAGGTGTAGCAAAAGGCACAAGAAAAACAGACATCATACATATAGCAATAAACTTCTCTATAACTTCGTCTTTATCCATTAGCCCCACTTTTCCGTATCAAGAGCCATAGCAGCAATAACGATGAATACAAGTATAAGGCATACTTCATTGAGTGTCATAACACTAGGTTATCCTAGTGTTTTATGATTATTTACTTTTTGCCGCCTTTAGTAATTTGAAACGCTTCCATATCTAAAGTATGTTTTTGTTGCATGGCTTCCATATCCAAATCGTGCTGTAGTTTTAACTCTTCTAGTTTACGGGTATGGTTTTTTGATGCGTTAGTAGATTCTACGTCAGCGTTTAGTCTGTCGGGTAATACTGCAATTTTAGCACTTTCTTTACCTTTAAATAAATCTAGTACACTTGTTATAATAAGAAGTGCAGGACCACCTAATAGACCAATGACTGTGAGTTGTGAATCCGATATATCACGTTGTTCTACAACGCTGTAATAAGAAGCAGCCGCAGCGATTATAACCCACGCCATAACAACACCCATACCAAAAGTTAGCATAAGTGTTTCGTTGGGATTTGACATTTTTGGGCTACTCATGTCTTTTCGTTGTTCGGGGTGTCTTTTAAGTATTATTGCTGCAACAGCACCCAAAGCCGCTAAAACAAGGCTATACGCCGCAAATTGTAATTCCGGTATCATATATCTTCCTCACTAGGTGCGCTTTCTTGTTCATTTTCTCTAGGTAAACTTCCTACATTTGCAGGTTGTTCGACCTCTTTCCTTTCATCACCCTCTTTTCCAATTTCGGGTAAGTTTAGAATATCGAGTGATTGGTTAAGCGTAAGTAGGCCACCATCGTAACCCATTGTGACTCTTTGCATGACATTTAGTGGAGACTCCATATCCATAGCGTCAAACTTAATAGTAGGTAAATCTTGTCGTCTATATGTTATTCCTAATAGGTCTAAGTGCATCATAAATAGTTGCATGGCAGACTCCGCTAGTATTTTGTGCATACGACTGATTGCTTGTACGGCCCAAAGGTTAGCATTAAATGTTGCTGCGAATGTAGAGCCACGTTCTTGACCTGCTGCGACTCTTGGTACTTGTAGAACGGCTGCAATATCGGCATTTATACTATCTAGGAAATCTGCACTATTAGGCATTGTATTACCTAAATCTACGTGATGTAGATTAACATAATGCGGCAGTACAGGTATTTGGTCGCCTCTTAGACCGGAGAACAAACTAATTACTTCATCCATAATAAACGACAACCTTTGTGATTGTTCAACAGGGTCTTGTATGTGTTCAATAGCAGATTTGTCTATTGTAATGTATTGTTTAGTCATAGCATCTTCTAAAGATATACGATTATTCATACTGTTGTATTTCATGCGTATTGCTTGCTTTAGTGCCGAGAAACGTGATGCGCCCCATATACCATAAGTCTTTCTACCTTTGTTATCTGTAAACCAATTAGAACGGAAATCAACCTTTATGTGTAATATTTCTTTTGCGGAAATAGCAACTTCGTAAGGTGATGTTTCCCGCATAATATATGTTCTTGGGTTAATTATAGGGTTATCTTCGTCAGCAACGAAATAAGAACCTACACCGCCTCTTTCATCAACGATTGTTATTTGTTTGATAGGAAGGCTTTGTAGACCTGTAACGCCTATTC